AATTTTTTCATGTGTCACATTGTTGGCCGATGCGACTGCGCTGAAAATGCCCAATTGCCTTTCTACGCTATCAATGCGCTCCTCTATGTCAGCCATTACACCTCGCCTCAAAACTTATACGTGTCGCCCACCTTATACTTATTTCCAGAATAAGCGAACCGCTGATTTAGCCCATCGCCAACATTAACGACAATATAATTCTTGGCAACCAGTACCACAACCCCTTCTTGTTTCTTTTGCCTCACTTTAGGAATAGAAACCCTAAATTCCTTTTCATTTTTTTCTTTCTCATACTCAGTTTTATTTTCTTCTTTTTCGTCCATTCGCTCCGCCTTGAATAAAAGAGTGATTTTATAATAATATTTAGTTTTATTAATCCGGGAATAATTTATTCCCGGATTAAATAAACGCCAAAGATTATTGGTTAGCTAACTGTCAAGGTAACACTTGCATCAATTGCAGTTTTGGCAGTAATGGTACAACTAATTAGCGATGTACCACCCGCAACGGTAGTAATTAGGCCAGTTTGCGCCCCAATTGTTGCAGTAGCCCCGGTAGCACTTGCAAATGTCAAATCTGCGTATAGAGGTCTAAATGCTGCACCGGCAGTAGGAACCGCTCGAACTTCAACCTGATAAGTATCAGGATGTGACAAAGCAATATCTCCATTCAGGATCGCCAAACCAACAACATTATCATACCAGTTCGCCGAATCAAGGATTTCAGTGATATACGCATAAACCGGAGTGGAAGCACATCCATCATCACCAGATGGAGTAAATGCCATCGCTCTTGCCGCAATCGGTGTAGATGCGACACCATCAGGCGTCAATGACAACGACCATCCACCAGACAGGGCAGCGCGCGGAATTTCAATTTGCACAAGGCCAATGCGGTTACTGGTTTCATCGGCACTATTCAATTGTGCTTCTAAAACCAAGCGAACATTCTTCGGAACAATGTTCGCTTCAACGGTTACATAGCGGGCTGCAGCATCATTTGAGTAATATCGCACACAGACCACATCGTCTTCCGATCCGTAGCTTGATGTAAAGTTTGCCCCAGTGAAAGTAACTTTTTCTACTGTGCCGTCACTATGCGTCACCCATCCGTAGACAATAGTTCCGGCAACGGCCAGCGGAGTGCCATCGACAACGGCTCCTGCCCCTGCAACACCCAGTGTTACAGTTTCTTCAATGTATACGTCCTTCCCAGTGCCGACATCATCGCCAACAGTCGCGGCCAGGAATTCAAGGCTGAACTGAGATTCGTTGATCGTAATATTTAGATCACCGCCCTGGTAGTAAATATATTGCAATTGCGCGCCGCGGCCCGCGCGCACATCAGTATTAGCTACCGTTCCTTCAATGCTGGAATCCAGCAATGTCTTGCCAATGAATACAACGGCATCAGTGTCAATGTCGTAAGCATACACATCGGCAACAGACACCATAAATTTTTTGCTTGCCATAAGATATCCTCCTATCTTTTATCTTGCAACGCCTTTCGTGCGTTATCAAGGTTGATCTCACTCTTTATTGTCTCAGGCTGAACTTTAACATCTGAGTATCTATCTTTTCTCAGATCGCTCATCCAATGTTTGATGACAGATTTATCTTTGAATTTCACAAAGCCGCTCATTTGTGCAGATAAGTAAATTTCATAATGTAATTTATTATCTACTCTTTCTAATATTTTACCAAACTTTCTTATTGTCAGATTGCCGACATCTTCAACCGACATCGCCGTAGAAATCATTACGCAGATTACAAGGTCTTCGAGCGTGGCGCGTTTGATGCCACTTATTCTGCGCTTGAATTCTTCTGCCTCCCTAAGTTTGTCTCTGACCTCTTTTTGCATCATATCATCTGGCAATTCGAGCATGTTCTGTTCCGCAACTATGTTCTTTATTTCATCAAAATCCATGGAACTATACATGACGCCGCCAATGATAATCGCCATTTTATTGTTTTCATCTATGCCCATATTCATTTTCAATTCTGGGTTACGTGTCACAATTTGAAAAAGTGCTTGTAGCATAGCGATATAGGGGTCTTCATTTGTATTATATTTATAGAGATATTCGAGGTATGTCATTGATAAAATGTCAACATCTGAAATGCTGTTTTTATCAACCAGCAATGCCTGTGAAAGGTAATTAAAAACAGCATAATCTTTCATCAAAACCGGATGTATTCTCAACTCTTTATAGGGTATGGGTTGGTCAAATACCATATAAATATCGTATTTGTCATTCATGCTAGTTCCTATATTAGTCTATTGCTCATTAAGATCATTTTCCCTCTAAACGGGGCTTGGCCCGAACCCCTCACTGCATCATCTCGGCTTGCAAGAGTGTCAAAGAATAGTTTCCCGATACCCAGGCCAATATCAATACCATTAAGCGTTTCGAGAAGCTGTTGCGTAATTGTATCAATTCTGGTTGTATAGTTTGACAAATGATTGATCTTATAATGGCTATACGCTTCAAGCATTATGGTGCATGTCCCTGTGGTTCGATTAGCCCCAATGAGAGAATATGGATATATCCTTATAATACAAGACTCGTGCGTCCATGAATTCGGTTGTCCAGGATCAAAGAACACCCTATAGTCAGTAAGATTATCCTGGCCTCCATATATAAGAGCCGCTTTTTCTGAATGTGTCAAATCATCTTGTTCCCACGCATCTGGCGTTTCATATTTTAGCAATTTCCAGATAAGTTCATTATGCTCTAGGAGATATTTTGTAATATCATATGAATATTGCGGAAATTGTGTATATTTTGCATATGCTTCATTAGTTGACATTTTACCAAGCTCCTCTTAGTGCAATTTCAATTGTTCTAGTATGAATTCCTGAAACACACTCGATAGATAAAACATCGCCCGAATACTTCTTATAGTTTGTAATTATAAAAGCATTGTCGCCCGACACATTATAATCATAACTAGCACTTGGCACATCGCCAGGGTCTAATGTGAATACAAATGCGTCAGCCTGAGCAACGCCATTAAGATATAAAATAACATCATATGCTTGGCTTTCGCCTTCCAAAACATAATTCTGTTCAGGGTCAATTACAACAACATATTCAGACACGGGGCCAGCCACAACTTCAATATCGCAAGTATCATATACACTGGTATTATTTTCAAGCTGGCATGTAATAGTGCATTCCCCTATTGCCACAAGCGTCACAAGGCCACTAGCACTGACAGTCGCAACCGTACTATCGCTACTTGACCATTCAACGGTTCGATCCACGGTTTCACCATTGAGTGTTACCGATTCATTTAGTTGATTGGTTTGTGCCGCGACTCCCTGTATGGCATCTGGATTGAGTGTCAATAAATATTCTTTCGTAAATGCATCAGCAATACCATTGACGACATCATCTGTTTGCTCGTTTACATAATCCGCACCAATAGTTAGTCGTAAAAATCCCCAACTTAGATTATCAATTGTTTCTAAGTTATCGTGGTTATTTATACCATCACCGAAAACTCTATATGCAGTCCAGTTGTCGGCATTCCCAAATAAAAATCTTTGGTTTGGTTTTATTGTGTTTGTCCTACTGTTTAGCTGTACGATCACTTCCATAAAACCTGATGGTGTGACCATTGCGCTACCAGCAGTAGAATAGTCTCTATTTTCTTTTATTATAAACTCAAGAGCACAAGGCTCTTCATAGAACCCGCCATCGGTATCAATCCACCGCAAAACATTATTACATCTTCTAATGGTAACGGATGAATTGAGACTAGACAAGATTGTGGCATTCACTGCAATCCAGTAATTATTGTCAAACCGGTACATCCATCCTAGTTGAGATGTGTGTTCAATATCTTTGAAAAGCAAAGTCCTGTAGTCGTCACGCTGCAAGAAACCTGTTTCATTTTGAACAACTGTGTTTATTCTTGCGTCAAGCGAATAATACTCTGCACTTGCGAAAGGACTTTCTTCTTCGATCTCATACCAGTCGGATGAATTATAAAATTGTTCGTTAACAAATGCTTGAAAATTATTTCTATATGTTTGCTTAGGACTGTTGGCCGTGATTGCTCTATTCGCAGTTACATATTTATAAGCCATCCAGACCTCCTATGCACCAGTAAAATTGCCGACAAACCACTCCGTCCAATCATTACCAGCATAGGCATAACTCAACATTTTTTGAGATAAGGTTTCTTTTATCTTGTCGAGGTGTGCTGACTTTTCACGAAGATTTTGACTTTCTGCGAATGTCTTAAAGTCCCTATCCTGTAAGTGCAAGTTCATTTGTAAGATATCTTGAACCGATTGATCCAGCCAGTATTTTACCATCAACTCTGCCAGAAGCACTTTGTTAGTATCTGTTAGCGTTTCAGTAAATAAGTTTGTGGTATCATTTCGGACAAGAGATTGGTCGCAAATATCAGAGAAATCTCGAACAGCAAAAACCAACCAGCCGGTTAGATACGCCTCAAAGTCTTCCAGTGATGTGCTGTATAATGCGTCGAGGCGATAGTCCTTTGTTAGCATCGTGAATAAGTCAAAGATATCGCTATATGGAGTTGTCATACGTATCGCCTCCTAAATTCATTTTATTTCTTGGGTTGTTCTTGTTCAAATAGCTCTTTGAATTCCTC